TACCAGGTAATTCTGCGGCATACGCCAAAAGAACTATATCATTAGCGGCTAATGGTTATGTTTGCGGATGTACTGGTCAATCATGTGGTAATGGAGATACATTATGTCACAGAGGTTGCTCTGAACCAACTTTCATGAATATTTCCAAAGATGGCACAGCAGGTGGATGTACTTGTATTTGTGCTCAAGGTGGAGCAGGTGGAGTTTCTTATTGTTCTACAAACGAATCATTTTATTGTTGTTATAAAGCAAACGGTTTTTGTATTACAAAAACTGAAAACGATCACTGCGGTATTGTATGTAATATGTGTGATGGAAAACATATAGCTTCGGCATATTGCGGAAATGTAATGTGTCCAGGAAGAACTTCTTGTGTATCAGCATTTGGCTGTCACCCAAGTTGTCCTTGTCAATTTACTTGGCACAATCCAACTCCAGCAGGAATGTTTAGTGAAGACGGAGCATATATTACTTACAATACAGAAAATGGTAATGGATTTTCAGAATGGTCAGGCAACGGAGGTCACCAATTAGAAGCGGCACTAGGTGCTGGAAGATTTCCAACTGGTGGAATACCTTGGTCAACTTGCTGGGGAGCAAGTAAGGCTTGTAACTGTTATGAAGCAGATCCATGTATACCACACGTTCCAGTAGGAATGGGAGGTCACGGACCAATGCCTTGTGATGGAGTAAGAGATCACGGTAACAGAGGTGGCCATGGTGGAGTTAGAATTAAATGGATAACAGCATAGGATAAATTATGGCATCATTAACAACATTATTGCAAACAAAATATGATGGGATAGCGGCTGGAGAAACTAACCTGGAAAAAGGTACAATTTATACTTTTTATCCTGCCAACGATTATACAAACTTCCAATGTCACATATGTTGGAAACCACCTGCCAACGGTACAGCACAATTAGAAGTGTGGGGAGCGGCTGGATCAGGTGCAGAAATGTGTTGTTGCGGTGGAGGATTACCAGGTAACCCAGGCGGTTATGCTAAAAAACAACTAGCGGCTTTTGGTGCAAGTTGGACAGATTGTTTTGTTTGTTCAGTTATTGGTTTATCATGCGGTAACTCAGATACTTTAAGTCACAGAGGACGTTCAGAACCAACTCAAGTTTGTTGGTTTGCCAACGACGCAGATGGATGTATTTGTTCTGAAGGTGGACAAGGAGGATGTTCTATTTGTTCTACTGGTAATGCATTGTATTGTTGTTTTGTAGCACAAAATTATTGTCATACACAAGGTGGAAGCACTTATTGTGGAATAATTTGTAATTATAGAGATGATGGTGGAAACAGTTATGACGGTGCAGATTATTGTGCATTTGCTTATGGCGGAGATGTAAACTGTTATGGTGGATTTAGTTGTCATTACTTTAGAGGATGTCAACCAAACTGTAACTGTAGATATATTACAGTAATTAAAGTTCCACCTGGAATGGTTTCAGAGTGCGGTGGAGAAGTTCAGTACGCACAAGATGAAGATAGTGAAAAAGTTTATCACTCAGGTTCAGGCGGAATTATGGGAGTTATGGAACCACTTAATTTAATGACAAGACAACCAACTCAAGGTTCACCTTATAATGCTTGTTGGACAGGTAATGACTCTTGTGGTTGTTATGATTTCCAAGGATGTACTCACTTCTTTCCAGGAGGAATACCAGGACAAGGACCAACACCGTGCGATGGATATAGAGATCACGCATGGAGAGGTGGAAACGGAATATTAAGGATTAAATTTATAGCTTCATAAGGAGTAAATAGTATTATGGCATCATTAAAATCAATATTGACAACAAGACAACCGGCAAGTATGTCAGAAGATAACCTAGAAAAAGGTTACATTTATGCATATTCTCCGGGTACTCAGTTTGCCAATTTTTGTAATGGTGTTTGTTGGACAGCCCTTGCAGATGGAAAAGCTATTATAGAAATTTGGGGAGCTGGTGGATCTGGTTCTCGTATGTGTTGTTGCGGAGATGGATTACCAGGTAATGCAGGAGCATATTCTAAAAAAACAATTCAAGTTAATCAAGGTGATACGTTGACAGGTACTTTAGGAATGGCTTGTAATGCTCACCCACTATGTCACGTAGGATGTAGTGATCCAACTCAAATATGTTATATAACAACTACTGCAAGTACGCATGGTTGTATGTGTGCAAGAGGTGGATATGGTGGAAAATCTATGTGTACAACTGGTACATCTTTCTACTGTTGTTACAATGCAGAAGGTTTTTGTACTGTAAGATGTAACAATGATAATTGTGGAATGACTTGTAACTGGTGTAATGGTGCATGGGAAGCCTTAGCATATGGTGGAGATATAAATTGTTGTGGAGAAATTGGCTGTACTAGTTGGTTCGGCTGTTGCCCTCACTGTAAATGTTTCTTCCAAAGACACGCTCCTGTACCTTCAGGACTTTTTGCAGAAAATGGAGCATTAATTACGTTCCAAACAGAATCAGATGGAACACCTATGTCGCAATGGTCAGGTAACCAATTATTCCAATATTATGCGGCTCTTAATTTGGCTACTAAATCACCAAGACAAGGTAACCCAAGATCTTATTGTTGGAGATCAGACAGATCTTGCGGTTGTTATGAATCACAAGGATGTGCTAATTTCTTACCAACAGGATCAGGTGGACTACCACCAAATGCTTGTCCAGAAGTTAGAGACCATGGAATCCGTGGAGGACACGGAGGAGTTAGAATTAAGTTTATAGCTTCGGCATAATAATTGCAGGAGTAGGATAAATAGTTAAAACAAAGGAACAAAGATTATGATAACAACAGCGTTTAACATAGCATTACCAAATAAACCATACGTGGACAACTTTTCAGATAATACTGTTCATGGTTCAAATTATGTTGGTTTTAAATTTATTAAAGTAATAGTAGATGCTAATGGCTGGGTAGTAAATGCAGTTTCAGAAGCTGATACTATGGATGAAATAAACGCTCAAGCTAGTCCAGTTCCAGCAGGTTGCAGTGCAGTTGTAGTAGACGGTTCAGCAAATCCTTTTGAAGCGGCTTTTATTACAGGAAGATATACAACTGGTGCAGTTGCGGCTTATGAAGAATCATTAGGAACAAATGATGCTAACGGTGACCCAGAAGTTTGGACATATACTTGGGGAGAAGATGGCGTTTTAAACCAAATTTATTTACATGGTACATTGAAATACGTAGACGGGGCTTTCGTTGCGCCACAAATGAGAACACACGCACTAACTAGACAAATGTTCTTAGATTCATTAGCACCTATGTCACAAGGTTTAACAGACGCTCTTACGGCAGATGATGCAAATACTGTTTATACAGCGGCTGAAAGACAAGCAATTGTTGATCATAAAACATACGTAGACAATATTTCTACAAAATATGCGGCAGTTGACCATTGGAAGATTCCATTCTTACCAATGCCTAAAATATAATAAACTAATACTTTTCAAATTATAACTCAAGAATTTTAGGTTACACTATTGGTACCTAATAAGTAATAGTGTTAATCTAACTATGACTGAAAATAATCCTATAACAAGACCAAAAGCATTTTTTTTAAATGGGGGAATGGGTAGAATTATCTGTGCTATTCCGGCCCTTGAAAAATACTATGAAGAATCTATCGACAAAGATTTTATAATAGTAGTAGAAGGTATTCAAAATATTTTAGATGGTCATCCTACATTAGATTCTAAAACATTTGACTATGGTCATAAAAATTTATTCCACACTAAACTTGTAAAAATGGATGTGGTAAGTTTAGAACCATATAGAATATGGGAATATTATAATCAAAAATGTAATATAACTCAAGCGTTTGATATTTTAATTAATAATAAAGGTGTTAGAGAATTACCTAAACCTACAATTAATTTAAGTCAAGAAGAATTACTTGCAGGAAAAAAAGCAGTTAAAGATATTAAAGATAAACTTAAAAAAGAAAAAGTAATTGTTTTACAACCATTTGGACGAGGGATTCAACAAATAGACAATAGTTTTGTAGATAAAACTTGTCGAAGTATGGAATTTAAAAATATAAAAAACTTAATAAGAAAATTACAAGCAGAAGATTATGCAATTATATTAATGGCAGAATTTGGAATTGATTTAAAAGGTGAAAAATATCCAGATGAAATAGCAATGCCTGAAGGAATTGACTTAAGAAAATGGTTAGCAATTATAAAAAATAGTGATCATTTTTTAGGTTGTGATAGTGTAGGTCAACATTTAGCCTATATAGGTGAAACAGATGCAACAGTAGTAACTGGTGCAACGTTCCCAGTTAATACATCATATCCTAAAACAAAAGGAATTAATATTATAGATATGGGACAAATAGATAGAGAATATGATCCAATAAGAATAACAAACGATGAACAAGTTAGTAGACATAATGAAAAATTAATGTGGATGACAGATGAAGTAGAAAATTATATTATAAATGTTGTATTAGGAAAACAAAAAATTGACGAGGAAGATAAAGATGAGTAAATCAGGTTATATTGCGGCAATAGCCAGAGGACATAATGCAGGTATATGTCTATTAAAAGATGGAGAAATTGTTTTTGCAATAGAAGAAGAAAGATTATCTAGACACAAATACGATGGTGGTCCATATCGTTCAATGATGGAAATATTAAAATATACGGACAAAATAGATTATCTAGTTGTAGCTCATACACAACCATTAGATGATCCTACTACTGGTAAAGTTGATTATACTCATGATGATGTATACACAGGGTTAGCAAGAAAATTAGGTTTAATAGATAGAAAAGCAGATTTACAACAACACCCACAAGTAATTGACCTAAGTCATATCCATCATAAGTTACACGCCGGTTGTGCTTTTTATAGATCAGGATTTGATAAAGCCTGTTCAGTTATTGTTGATGGAGCAGGAACTTTTATGCCTGTTAATAATCAACTTACAGGAGATTTATGGATGTTTGAAATTGAATCTATTTTTGATTGCTCATATCCTAATAATATAACAACTGTATGGAAACATTACGGTACTGGTTCTGCATCTCCAGGAGCATTTATAAAAAAACATCCTTCAGATAAAATGGGAGAACCAGGTAAAACTCATGAATGTTTATTTTCAGATGTAGCAGGAATTGTTAAAGTTTATGAAGCAATTACTCAATACTGTGGATTCTCTGCCATTGAAGCAGGAAAAACAATGGGATTATTTCCTTATGGAAAAGCTAATGATAGAATTCCTCCATTATTTCATGATGAAGTAAAATATATGTCTTTGTCTAATAGACATTTAATAATTCCTACATATCCTAATGCGGCAATAGTAAATGAAGGCATTTATGATTACTTAGATGATACACCTGCAGATTGTCCTGATGTTACTAAACTAGATAATAGAAGAGATTTAGCATATTCTTGTCAAACAGAAACTCAAGCAGAAGTTTTAAAATTAATTTATAAAGCTGTAGAAATGACAGGTCAAAAAAATGTTGTATTATCTGGTGGATATGGATTAAATTGTGTAGCAAATTATTGGTATCTTGAGTCTTTAAGAAAAGATGGAATTAATTTATTTGTTGAACCAGTATCAAATGACGCCGGAACAGCCATTGGAGCGGCTCTTTTATTTTATTATGGTATAACAGAAGATATGACAAAAAGACCACTTACTACATTATGTCAAGGTCTAGAAAGAAAATATACATTAGAAGAAATAGAAAAATTAGCAAATAAATCAGGCATTGAATTAATGGACGCAAATGATAAAGATGTAGTTAAATTAATGATAGAAAAAAATATTATTTCTATGTTTCAAGGAAAATCAGAAAGTGGTCCAAGGGCATTAGGTAACAGAAGTATTTTATTTGATCCTACATTTAAAGATGGTAAAGATTTTGTTAATATAGTTAAACGTAGAGAATATTTTAGACCTTTTGCAGGATCTATATTACATGAACACGTACACGAATGGTTTGATTTAAGAGGAATGGAAGAAAGTCCTTATATGATGTATGCTGTAAATTGTCAAGAAGGAATAGCAGAAAAAATTCCTAGTATTATACACGTAGATGGTACTTGTAGAATACAAACAGTTAAAGAAGAACAAAATCCATTGTATTATAAATTAATTAAAGAGTTTTATAATCAAACAAAAATACCAATTGTGTTTAATACGTCATTTAATTTGGCTGGAGAACCACTTGTAGAAACATTAGAAGACGCTATATGGACTCTTGAAGAATCTCTTTTAGAATATTTGTATCTTCCAGAATATGGAAAAATGTTAAAGGTGAAAAATGTCAAGAAATAGTGCTATCTTTTTAAATGGTGGAGCAGGAAGAATGATTAGTTCTATACCTGCATTAGAAAATTTTGCAAAAGAAAATCCCAATGATGATTTTGTAATAATTTGTGAAGGCGGTACGGATGTTTTAAAAGGTCATCCAACATTATATTATAAAACATATGACAATTGGCATAAAGGACTTTTTAAAGAATTAATAAAAGATAGAAATTGTATTAATCCTGAGCCATATAGAGTATGGGAATACTACACTCAAAAGTGTAGTCTTGCTCAAGCATATGATATTGCAATTAATAATAAAGGTATAAGAGAATTAAAAAAACCTACAATAAAATTAAGCAAAGATGAATTATTATATGCTCGAAAAATGTTATCAGAAGTAAAAGAAAAATGCAAAAAAGACAAATTAATTGTTATTCAACCCTTTGGAAGAGGTGTTAGAAAAGAAGATAAAGACATAGTTGACATTACAGGTAGAAGTATGGAAACTAAAAATCTTTATAATATAGTAAGAAAGTTATCTAAAAAATATGCTGTAATGATTATGACTGAAACACCATTAGAATTTAATAAGCATATGTCAGCACCAGTGGCTACGCCACAAAATGTACATATAAGAATATGGATGGGTGTAATTAAACAATGTGATCACTTTTTAGGTTGTGATAGTGTAGGGCAACATATGGCTTATGTTTTCGACACAACTACAACATCAGTAATAGGATCTACATTTCCTATTAATGTATCATTCCCAAACAATGAAAAATTCAATATTATTGATTTAGGTAAAGAAGATCGTGTTTATAGTCCTATAAGAGTTACCGTAGATGAGTTCTCAGACCGTATAAATGAGGGTATTATGGAGATGGATGACCAACAAGAGCAACAAGTTATTGCATCAGTCAATAGAATGATAAAACACGGTAAAAATACCCAATAAGCCCAATATCTACAGAAACTCTATCCTAATAAAATTGGTAAATACACTTAAAGAAGGAATCTTTATATGTTTGATGTATCAAAACTCTTTGGAAAAGGCGATAAAAATACGCTATTAATGAAAAATGGATTAAATTTTTCATACAATGGCCCATCTGCCACTGTAGAAGAAGGATTAGTTTTAGACAGATTTCACCTTGCAACTTTTTGTTCTGCAGAATATACAATATCTATAGACTATGATACTAATAATAAAGAAATTATTAGAGCATTAGTAGTAGGTGCTCCATTAAATAGTTCTGTTACAATTTACGGTAGATCAAATTTGGGAAATAATTTAGTAAAATTAACTAGTACAGTTACTGATTCTTTTGTAGAATTAAAACTAGATCCAGAAAATAAAACAGCAACAACAAAATATAACGGTTCAAAAGCTATCTTTAAGGCAACATATTTTCAAACAATGAATGCTTTATTAGGTGGTGTATAATATGAAATTAAATTTTGATAAATATAGAGTATAGATAAAATGGCAGTAAATTATAAACAGTTTGAAGCAAACTACGGATTTAAAAGCCCAGGATTTACGGTTGATAATCTTGGTAATGTATCTGTTAGAACAATTACTAATACATATACTCCGACTGCATCTGATTCCATAGATTATACAGTTACAGAACAAACCAATAATTTTTCTATTGTAGATAAAGATAGTAATAATTTAGGATCAAACCCAGCTCTTGATTTAAAAAGAGGTACAACTTATGTTTTTGACCTTAATACTACATCTATTACATGGAATATTTTTTCACCAGATACAAATAATAATGCAGTTGCTGGAGTTTCTTATAGTACTGGGTTATCGCATACTACAAGTATCAATGGACAAAACCTTGCAACTGATACATGGACAGTTGCACAAACTTGGCAACAAGAATCTTCATCTTATAGTAGACCTGTAACTGTTGTTGTTCCTAATACTACCGGAACACCATTACAAGGCAAACAAATTCCAGTAATTATAACTTTACACAATGCAAATCAATCGGCTGGAAATGCTATTACAAATTTAAATTATCTAACAGATAAAATTATAATTGCTCCTCAGGGTTACAGTAAAGAATGGAATACAGGATATACTACTACTAAAGCAGATGATATAGCATACCTTGATGCAATAATAGATAAGTTAGCGGATTATGACAATGTAGATTTAAGAGAAATTTCAATTCATGGTAAAGGACTTGGTGGACAAATGGCACACCAATACGCTTTACAAACAACAAAAACAAATATTAAAAATGTAATCATTGAATCAGCATTATTCAATGAAGACCAATACAGAGAAAATACAGGTATTTTTTACAAAATGGCTTTAGCTAATTTAGGAGATTCAACAGCAGTTTCTTGGGCACCAGTAACGCCTTTATCTAAAGCAAAAGTTATAATGTTTCATGGTGAAGAAGATTTAGCATATCCATTTAATGGTGGAGTTGTAGCTGGTCAAACTATTTTAACAGCGGCATCTACAATATATGGCTGGGCAAAAGCAAATAGTACTATAGAAAATAAATTATTATCTGGTGTACTTCAATTAGATGGTTCTAATTTATATTCTTATAATTCAGGTAATGTGTCGCTATATGCTTATTCTAATGTAGCACAAACTTGGGAAGGAAGTGTATTAACAAGCGTTCAAACAAGAGTAAATGAGACAGCTACTCCTTCTTCATATGTAGATATTCCAACAGCTTCTACTGTAACTGGAGAAGATGCTTTAGCAAAATCTAAAGGACTTTTAAGTTTTGTAGTACCAATTGATGCTCCAGATAAACTATTTTATGGTGATGCAGATAGAGTTCCTAGTGCGGCAATTAATATAACTAATCCTACAGTAACAGGAATTGGATCATTTAGTTCTATTCTTAATACAGGAAATTTAATAAGTTCAGGTGCAGATGCAATTATAACAATTAGTCCTACAGGTACTGGTACAGTAAATATTAATCCAGCTGGTGGTGGTACTATAAACAATGTAAATATTAATGCAACAAATTTAACAACATCTGGTGAAGTATCTATAACACCTAATTCAGATGTAACTATAAGCCCACAATTAAGTGGTACACTAACAGTAAACCCTTCAGCAACAGGATCTTTAAATAATGTGTCCGTTGGACAATCTGTTCCTAAAGCAGGAGCTTTTACTACTCTCATTTCGACGTCAGGAACGTTAAATAGTACTACAATTGGTACAACGACACCTGCCAATGCTGGATTTTTATCCGCAACGGGCGAAAGTACGCCTACAACAGGTAAACACTTGACCAATAAAACTTATGTAGACGCAACTAGTATGGCATATTCTATTGCGTTAGGGGTATAAAAATTAAATGGCTAAAAAGAAATTAAACAATTATATATTTCAAACAGGAATTCCTAAAAACGGGAATAATTATCCTGTAGCTCATAATCTTATCGATAAAAATAAAGAGTGGATTAAAGATGAAATGATGGGTTATATCGCTGAGAAAACATCTCAAGATACAGCCGCTGATTTATATCCTAATATATCTAACAGAATTACAAACAATAAAACTTTTATTAAAGATGAAGTATGGGCCTGGGTGGCGGCACAAGTTGCAGGTAACATTGCTCCATTTGCCGGTTATACTAAAACTGAAGACACTGTAGAAACAGATGTAGAAGCAGTAGTAGAAGCTATTGCACGTGACGTTAGATATGGTGGAAATGAAAATTTAAGACTTCAATCAGGTACATATTTTATAGATGGTGTACTCCAATTAGCTAACAGTGGAGATCCTGAAATCGCATATTGGGGTTATATGCGAACACTTATAAAAGATTCTATTTTACCTGGAGGTGCATTTGGTACTTTACAAACTAGTACATCTTACACTCCTACAGGAGCAACATATACGCCAACAACTGGTGATATGATTTTAACTATTGGTGCTCACACTTTAACAGTTGGACAATCTGTTAGAATTAGTACACTTGGTTTAACTTTTACGTGTGCAATGGACAACAATGCAACAAATCACAGTTATCCAAGAGCATCTGGTTCAGCCGCACCCGGTGGTGCTGATTTTTTTTATAATAAACCAGTTAAAGTTACAGCTAAAGATTCAGTATCAATTACTATAAACGTAGGAGTATCAAGTAATACAACAGCACATACTTTTGTAAGTGCTACTTCTGGTAGTGTACAAAGTGGAACAGTACAAGATTTAACAGGAACAAATGCTGAAAGTGCCGGTGTTACTGACTTTGATACAAAATTAGGACAATTAATTGAAACAGTTGACAATGGAATTGTTCAATTACCTGCTCTTACAAGTAGTTCTTATGTATTTGAAAATTTTACTTATAATTCAGATAAGTGCGATAGAGATTATGATTTTATTCTTGATGCATATCTTAATGATTTACGTTACAATGGTAACAAACAAACAAGATTTATTGCTTCTAAATTCTGGGTAGGAACAACTCCTCAAATAGATGGAGATAGACAACCAGAAGTTGCCGCAACAGATTGGGTTAGAGATTTATTAATTAATTACGTTTTACCAAATAAATCTGTAACTTTCACACCAACAAATGTAGTATACACTCCGACAACTGGAGTAATGGTATTAACTATTGGATCTCATCCTATGTTGGTTAATGAATATATTAGAATTAATACAAACAGTTTAACATTTACTTGTGCAATGGATAGTCATGCGACTAACCATACATATCCTAGAGCGTCTGGATCAAATGCACCAGGTGGGGCTGACTATGCCTATAATGAACCAGTTAAAATTACATCAGTAAGTGCAACATCAATTACTGTAAACGTAGGAACATCAACTAATACATCAGCACATACTTTTATAAGTGCTACTACAGGTGCAGTAACACAATCAAAACAAAATCCAGTTGTTACTACTCAATTTACAGATGGAAATAATTCTGAATCAAACGCGACAAATAGAATAGTAACATTGTCAAATATTATTTCTGATGTAAAAGCAAATGGTTTAGATAATTTACCAGCATTAGAAAAAAATGAAGTATCTAGTTTAAAAGTTGTTAATCCAGGTGGACAAATTAATCATGAAGATATTTTATTAATTACTAACACTACAAGAAATACTGTATTATATAATTTTGCTGATGCAAGTCTTGGCTGTACAGTTGAATATGAAAAAGAAACTGACGATGATTTTAAAGCATTCTTACACGGTAGTGATACTGTAACTACAATATTTTTAAATGCTGATACTTCTAGCCATACAGTTGATGATGCAGTATCAATTTTTGTAGAAGGCGGCGAACTTAGAACAAGACCATTTGATTTTGGTACTGACGCAATTGAAAGATTTAGAATTGCAAAACCACAATCAATGATAGATGCTGACTTTGAATATGGTCTTCAGCCAACCAAGTGGCAAGCAATTGGAACACAAAGAGGTTATCCATCAATTTACGAAGTACCGGGAACAGATATAGATATCGCATCAGTAACAACTGACGCATCAACTGGTACAGCAGGAATAGGTGCATCATTAATAACTGTAACAACAGTTGGCCCTCACGCCATGTTATCAGGTGATCCTTTAACTATTATAGGTTTTGCAGGATCAGGTGTAGAAGGGGCAGGTAGAGCACAAGGTTCATTTGTTGTAAATTCTGTAACATCTAATAAAATTTTTACTTACTATGCAAAAGCAAAAGTAGGAACAGCAAACGGTCAAACAATATCAACTAAATTTACTCAAATGCGTAAAGGTGCATTTTATACTGGAGCAGATTTAGGAGAACCATCGTTCTCTGTTGTATCACAAGGATCAAGTGGAGCAGTTGCAACTTCATTAAAAGTATTAGCAGGACAATCAATTGTTCCATTTACAGGAGCAACTCCTCCAACAGGAGCTCCAGTTACAGGAACAGGTATCGCAACAGGTACTCAAATTACAGCAATTACTGGTACAGGTGGAGCTTTAGTTAGTCCAAAAATTAAAGGAGATTATGCTTCAGGTGTAACTCAAGTTGAAGTTGTAGATCCGGCAGGTATATTACAAAATTCTGTATTGGATAGAGGAGATGGTTTTGGTACAAATATTATAAACGTTAATGGAGCAGTATTAACTTTATCAAGTCCTTTACAATCAAGTTTAGTAGGTGATCAAACAGTTTATTCAAATGTTGCTGGATTAAACAGATCACCAAATGGTACAAGTGCAACTTGGCAAATAAGTTGGACAGGTGGTGCTTATACTGTTGTACAAGGAATAACTGGAACAAATTATCAACTTGGTGATGCAATAACAATTCTTGGAACGGCTTTAGGTGCATCATCTCCAGCAAATGATGTAACAATTAATATAGACAGTGTAGATACTGGAGGAGAAATTCTTACTTTCAGTTATTCAGGAACTGCATTTGATGGTACAGGATCAGCTTCAGACATTACTGGTAGCGTACCAGGTGGCGTAGGCACAGGTGGAGAATTTAATATTACTAAAACTAATACTTCATATGCGGTAGCATTAGCAAGTCAAACCTTTACACTTTTAAATCCTCAATATGCAGGTGGCGGTGGTACTGGATCTATTTGGGACATAACATTCACAAATGGTGTTTATAATACTGTTACAATGTCAAACGGTGGATCTGGTTTTATTGTTAATGATACAATTAGAATTGCAGGAACAGAATTTGGTGGACAAGGCGATCTGAATGAATTATTAATTAGAGTTACTGGTGTAAGTTCAGGAGTAATAACAAGTCATTCATCTGCAGGTACGGCTCCAGATGCAACAGTAATATATACAAATCCAGCATTTACTACAAGTGGTTCAGGTACATTAGCAACATTTAGCGTAACTAGAACAGGAACGGCTTATACAGCAATTATTACAGCGCCAGGAACTAATTATGGAGTTTCTGATACTATAACAATTGATGGTGGAAATTTAGGTGGTGCATCAACAACAAATGACTGTACATTAACCGTTGCAACTATTGATGGTTCAGGTGGAATAACAAGTGTAACTCCTACTGGTTTAGCTGTTAATACAAAGACTATTGCTGGAATAACATCAGGTAATAACTACGTAGGTTCAAATGCTCAATTTAGTGTTACTAATCCAGTGGGTGGTAGCTATACTAGTATTACAGCAACAAATGTAGGACAACATTATACATTAGGTCAAGAATTAACAATATTAGGAACACAATTAGGAGGTTTATCTCCTACACACGATTTAACAATTACATTGGCAACAGCGTTAGGAGCCAATGATGCAATTGTACAAGGTAATTGGACTATTTCTGGTAATGCTACAGATGGTCCCGGTACATTAAATTATGTAGCAAATGACATATTAAAAATTAACGGTACAGCATTAGGCGGAGCTAATATTACAAATGATGCATACGTTAGGGTGTCTAGCGTAGACGCAGAAGGGTCGATTACAGGAGTAGCTGTCACTGGAACCGGAACAGATGGTGATGTAACATATACAGAAGTACCAGAATGGGATGGATCAACTATACCAGGATGGACTACAAGTTTAGCAGGAACAGGTGCAACATTTACAATTCAAAGAATAGGAACGGCTTATACAGCTACAGTAGTAGCAACAGGTTCGGGATTTGTAGGGACAGAAGCAATAACAATTTTAGGAACACATTTAGGTGGTGCAACACCAGCCAATGATGCTTCATTTACAATTGATACTGTTAATGCAGGAGCAGTTGCTACTATAAGTGCAGTAACTGGAACAGCGGCTAATACTCAATTATACACAAACGCACCTACAGAAAAAAGAGTAGGTCAAGGTGAAGCATTTGATATTAGTATCACAGGTGGAAATTATACTGTAGATCAAATTTCACAGGCAGGTACAAATTTCTGGGTAGGACAAATAGTAGTAATTCCTGGAACATCTTTATTTGGTTCTTCACCAGCAAATGATTGTTCAATAGAAATTACATCAGTAGATGCAGTATCAACTGGTGGAATTACAGGTACAACTGTAACTGGAAGTGCTAACACTGGTACAGGTGCCGCAGGAACAATGTTAATTGGTACTAATAGACCACAAACAGGTATTGGAGCAGTATTCTATATAACTAGATCATACACAGACGATTCATCAACTACATATACAGAAGCAACAGTTTCTAGTTTAGGAACAGGTTATAATGTAGGAGATCAAATTGTTGTTAGTGGAACAGCATTAGGCGGAGGAACTCCTGCACATGATTGTAATGTTACTGTTCAAGCTATAAATTCATCAGGTGGTATATCACAATGTACTCACTCAGGTAGTGCAGTAACAGGAACAGGTGTAACAGTTTATTCATCTCTTACTTTATCAGATGTAACTACGCAAGTTTTACCAGCATCATCTACAATAACTTATAGTGCAATAGCAACTATACAAGTACAATTTTTAACTCCACATGGTTTAGTTCCAGGAGATGGTTTCTTAGTAACTATTGGATCTGATGATGGAAGTAATAATCACTTATTAGCATCAGGACCATTCCTTGTTACAGAACTTCCAGCAACTAATCAATTAAGATTTCAAGCTAGATCACCAGGACAAATTACAGATCTTAACTGGTCTGGATTCGTATATGTTAGACCAGATTCATTCTTTGTACATAGACCATTTGATGGAGGAGTACAATTAGGAACAGGTGGACCACAACACGGTGCACAGGCAATAAGACAATCTAAAAAATATATTAGATATCAATCAGGTAAAGGTATCATGTATACAACAGGTGCCTTGTTTGCTCCATCTTATGATATTTTAAATGTTGTAGCAGATGGTAAAACAGTTGGATCTGTAATATCTGTTACTACAGATGAAGTTGACCACGGATTACAAGTTGGTGCAACTATAACATTAATTGGAATAGCACAACAAGAATTTAATGATGATTATATAGTAATTCAAATTGTAAATGAAAGAACATTTAAAGTTACTGCTAATAGTTCTTTAAGTATGTTAACTCCAGAATTTAAAGATCAACCACAAGTATCATTAAAATATTGGAATGGTGCAACTGTAAGATCAGGTATATTTGATGATCAAAATGGAATTTTCTGGGAATATGATGGTGTAAACTTAAATCTTTGTCAAAGAACAGCTACAAGACAATTAGCAGGAACAATTTCAGTAAATCCTGATTCTAATACAATTACAGGACTAGGAACAAGATTTAGAGAACAATTAAAAGCAGGTGATAGAATAGTAATAAGAGGTATGACTCACGTTGTATCTAATGTTGCAGATAATTTAACAATGAATGTTACTCCAGACTATAGAGGAGTTAATCCAGCCGCTGGTGTTAAAAGTTGTTTAGTATTTGATAAAAAAGTTAAACAAGAAAATTGGAATTTAGACCCTGTCAATGGAACTGGACCTAGTGGATATGATTTAAATGTATCTAAGATGCAGATGATAGGTCTACAAATGTCCTGGTACGGAGCAGGATTTATCGATTACATGACAAGAGGTGGTGATGGTAACTTTATTTTCTGTCACAGAATGAGAAATTCTAACATTAATACAGAAGCATATATGAGAACAGGTAACCAACCTGTGCGTTATGAAGTTACTAATGAAGGTCCAAATGGTAAACTTTCAGATAATATAAATGCTGGAGATACAACAATAAGATTAGTAGATGCTTCTTTCTTTCCACCAAATGGCGGAACGCTTTATATAGATAATGAAATTATAACATACACAACTGTTACTGGTAATAAATTAACAGGTGTTACTAGAGCAACTCAATTAACTAACTTTTCTTCAGGAGCCACTAGATCATATACAGCAGGTCCGGCGGCTGAACACTATAGAAATACTGGAGTTGTATTAATTAGTAACACGGCAAGTCCAATTATATCTCACTGGGGATCATCTTACATAACAGATGGTGACTTTGATGAAGAACGTGGATATTTGTTTAGTTATGCGGCAACGAATACAGAATTAGAAACTACGAAAAAAACTGTGTTCCTAATAAGATTAGCACCATCAGTTGCTAACGCTTTAACAGGAGACCTTGGAGATAGAGACTTGCTTAACAGAGCCCAGTTGCTACTTGAAGGTATAGAAATTACAACAGAACCTATGGCTAGTAACCCAGGTTCACTGGTCTTACAAGGAGTGCTTAATCCTCAAAACTATCCATTAGATCCAAGTGATATAGGTTGGACGGGACTGTCAGGAACTGCACAAGGTGGTCAACCATCGTTTGCTCAAATAGCGGCAGGTGGTTCGGTTAACTGGAACGGTGGAGCTACTCAGGTTACTGCAACAGCAGACACATCGGCGGCAATTTCAACTCAAGTTACAAACAACTGGTGGAATATGGGTAGTTGGTATAACAATTATTCATACTGGTTAAAAGAAGATGGTCCAGGAAACAACAATGGTTTTGATGGCAGAGATATTAAAGTAGGAGATTCAGTAAGTGGTGGTAGTTTCCCAGCAGGCACAATTATTACAGAGCTTTATGAATATTCTTATTACTATCTAGCATACTACAGTAATAATCACGGTGGTATTCCGATGGGAACAGCAATTACGTTTTCTATGGGAGGTACATTAACTAATACAAACTACTTGTACATGGATCCAACTTCATGGGAAGCTTCAAATGCCACACAAGGTACAGAATTACAAGACACTAATTTTCCATCTGGTACATCTGTTATTAGTGTAGCCCCATTAGGAAGATATGGTCCAGTTGCTACTGGTACAACTTATTATAAAGTAACGTTTTCACAAACATCAACAGCGGCTATTGCCGCAGGTGCAAGTGTAACGTTCTTATTTGGTAATCCACCATATGCACAACCAGGTGAAATGATCTTTTCATTCGTTGCACAACCAGGTGAAAGAGCAACATTATCTCTTGCTCCGATCAAGGAATTGACTAATACTACATTAGGTGGAAGAGGAACATTTCCTAATGGTCCAGATGTGTTAGCAATTAACGTATATAGAACAGGTGGAACTGGAGCAGTTAACGGTACAGTTACACTGCGTTGGTCAGAAGCTCAAGCGTAATTATTTCTTTTCAGGATTGTCTTTTTTTGATTGGCTATCGCCTTTTATAACTCTATAATTATCTTCGGAATGATCAGGTGTGCTAACTTCGGATACGCTACCATGATCAGATACTAATTCTAATTGGTGAGGCATTAATGGTGGATTATACCAAGTTTCTCCTTCTTTAAAATCTTTAGTATATAAAGTTGCATCTTTAGTATCAATCCAATGTAATTTAAATGTTCCACTATTGCAAAACCATGTTTCATCTTTATCTTTATGAAAATGCATACTAAATTTTGCACCTTTTTTAGTAAACACCATAATTTTTCCACAGTATTTGTCGCTAGAAGCCCATATTAATTCATAGCCCCAACCCATTTCTCTTTTACCTAGTTTATTGATCATCAATAAATTCCTTAATTGTTTTCCAATTAATGTTTATATGTTTATTTAATTTTGTTAAATCGGCGCAAGTATAAGTTTGATATTGTTTGCTTAAATTTAATGGCATAGGTATTGTTTCTAACTTGGCATTGTATTTTTCAGCAATAATTTTAGCTACTCTTAAAAAACTAGTAGATTTACCAGTACCTACATTAAAAATACCACTAATATCTTGCTCTAACATTTGTTGATGTACTTTACATACATCACTAACACAAACAAAATCTCTAAGATAATTTTCACTATTTTCAAAAATTTTAATTGATTTATTTTCTTTAGCTTGTTTTGTAAATTTAGTTATAGGAGATGCTTGATCTTTTTTATCTTCTTCATGATGACCATACACATTAAAATATCTAAATCCTTGTACAAGAATTTGAAATCCATCTTTATCTACAGATTCTATAAAACGATCAAAGAAATATTTGCTCCATGCATAAGCATTCATTGGGTACACAGGACCTTCTTCATTAAAATTACCTGTAGTTCCATATACACTAGCAGAGCTGGCATATTGAAAATTTGTTCCCATACTATCACATAATTGTAATAATCTCATACTGAAATCATAATTTTGTTTCATTATTTTGTTTACATCGGTTTCAGTAGTTGTAGAAATTGCTCCTAAATGAATTATCCAATCATATTTTGATGGATCTGGAAAAGAATTTTCTATATAATCATAACCTTCTACAGTATGTCCTTTGGTTTGTAAATGTGCAAACAAATTACGTCCTATAAATCCTTTATATCCTGTTATTAAAATATTCATTAGTATCCGTCTGTTTGCCAATCTCTAGTTAATTTACATATTTCTTCTGGTATAGACAAATAAGAATATTTGCTATCTGGAATTGGTACAAAATTAATATTAATTGCTATTCTAACTTTTTCATCTGTACAAGTAGAACCTGAATGATTTAGATAGCTAGGAAAAATAACCATTGAATTTGCAACACTAGGTATTTGTACACCATTTTTAAATTCAGTATATCCATTATTAGTATTAACATAAAATATTGCTGTAAGTGAGCAAGGATGAATAGTATCTACATGGTATCCGTGAACAACTACTTTATCGGCTTTTGGAACAAGATTAGCTTTAATTCTAACAAAGTTTATTGGATCTAAAACTGCAAAAATTGGCATTAAAATTTCCCAATTTTCTCCTTGTGTAACAATTTTACTAAATTCTTGAAATTGATGTACAAATTGTTGTTGATATTCTGATGTACCTGGTTTTGCAGTGGCCTCACCTACAACATAATCATAGTAATACCAAGGAAAACTTTTATCCATTATTCTATTTCTTAATTTTTCAAAATCTTCAGTACTTAATACATCATTAACAGTTATAATTTTATCTTTCATTTTTAATTTTCTCTATTATATCACTTGTAGAATGTCCTTCTATTCTTGAAAAAATTTTAACTTCTGCAAGTTCATTTCCTATTACTGTTTCTACAGTCCAATCACCACCTTTTACTATAATATCTGGCATAATTTCTTGCATAAGATTGTGTGGATTATCTTCTTCAAAAACTTTAACTTCATCTACCCACGGTAACATCATTAATTGTTTAATTCTTTTATCAACATCATTAATAGGTCTATCAGGACCTTTTATTTTTTTAACACTAGCATCACTATTAATTCCAACAATTAATTTTTTACCTAAACTTTTTGCATATTTTAATAACTCTAAATGACCTATATGTAAAATATCAAATACTCCATTAGTAAAAATAACTCCTTTTTGTAAATCATTTAAAGTAACAGGAACAACACCACGTTGTTCTACATTTCTAGCTGATGCCATACACGCCAATTTACAACATTCAAATATATTAATATCTTTGGATATACCATAAGCTAATACACTTAAAAATGTATCTCCTGCGCCTGTAACATCAGCAACATCTTTTGCTTTTTCTTTTAATAATTGATATTCACCTGTAGTAGATAATACATGAGCACCATTACTACCATCTGTAACTATTAACCATGTCCATTGATGATCTCGCATAAATTTAAGAGCATCACTAATTGAAAATACACCATTCCATTCTTTGTATTCTTTCATATTAGGTTTAACAATATAGGCACCATCATAGGTATCTGCACTTTGTTTTGGATCTATTATTACATATTTTGTTTTTTCTAATAATTTAGATATTGTATCTTTTTTAATAACACCTTTACTATAATCACTAACAATTACTATATCATTTTCATTACAATCAACGGTAATTTCATTAGAATAGTTTTCTTCTTTATCTAATCTTAAAACGTGTTTACCACCTTGACCTATTATTCTTGTTTTAGTAGTTGTAATAGAATGGTTATAATTTAATTTAGGATGTATATCTTTATTCAAAAATAATTTTATTAATTTTTTACCTGCTTCATCTTGCCCTACTGCACCATATAATTCGCAAGGTACTTTTAAATTTGCAATATTAACTGCAACATTTCCAGCACCACCTATACTATATCTTTTATTATGTTCTTTTAAAACTAATACAGGACCTTCAGGTGAAACTCTGTTAGCTTGACCTTCTATCCATACATCTAGCATAATATCGCCTATTATTTTAATCATGTTATAAATTTAATCATTTTAAAAACTGTTTCTAATTTTGTTTGATTAGTTTTATTTTGTAGTGTTTTTCTTAATCCTTGGTGCAAAGGTTTAGGCCATCTACCAAAAGTTACCCAAGAATAACCATCATGTTCTTGATTTAATTTAGGTATAAATTCATTTTTAACTAAACAGAGATATGTGTGATATAAGAAATTTTCATCATTACTGATAAAAGTTTCCATAGGAATTGTTTTAATAATTTTTTGATCGCCTATTTCTTCTTTAATTTCTCTTTTCAAACCTTCCCACGCATTAGAATCAGTAGTAGTTGTTCCACCAACTAAACCCCATACGTGATTTTGTTTACTTTGTGTTCTATGTAATAATAAAAAACGTTGGGTGTCTAAAGTATAGAAAAGTGCTCCGCAACCAATTATTCTCTGGGTCATGTAAATAATTATCTTAAAGAGAGATGTTCCAGGTTCCTTTACGATATTCGCCTTCGAAACTTAATAACCAATTTATACCATCCCATTTATATTGAATACCTGTGTTGAGATTGGTAATATAGGTAGGTGAAAATGCTGTAGAATCGTCTAAATTATTAGCACTTGCATTAAAAATTATTGTCCAATCTGTTCCATTCCATTCTATAATATCATTAGCTTGAGCTATCAAGTCTCCTGCACCACCTTTCCATGCATCTGGTCCGTCTGTATTTTCTGTATCGCCTATAGGTCCTAATAACAATAATCTTTGACCTGCTACTTTTGTAGTTGATGGATTATAAGAAATAGGATCTATTACAAAATCTACTGTACCTCTTGCATCTGCATAGCCTTGAATAACGGAATCAGTAGGAATAGAATCCGTGTCCCAATTTATAATTAATTGATTTTCATTTAAAGTGTTTACTGCAAACGTTCCAGTAATTCTTGTACTAACATCTTTTCTATTCAGATATATTGTACTAATTCCTGCTTGGTAACTACCTGGTAATCTTTCTAATAAAGAATTCCAATTCACATTTCCAACAACACCTTTTTGTATTATTTGTGCAATATTATTCATTACAAGTATATCATATTGAATACCTGTAGTTCCTACAACACTATCAACATCTGCTTTGAAAGTTTCACTAGTATCAATTGTTCCATCTGCTGTTTTAACAATGTCTGCTTTAATACTTTTAGAATAATCGTCTTGATATGCTTGTAATTCAGGCATAGACTGACTAAGGTCAATGTTACCTGTTTTTTCATTATATATACTAGTAATAATTTGTGTTACTACTCCTAATTTTTTAACCTTAGTTGGAGGACTTATCCAAATAGGCGTTGTAAATCCTAAAGTAGCTACATCTATTTCACTATCTGCTCCAGTTGGAATTGTTCTTCCACTAAATTGCACACTTGTTAAATCCACTACACTTAAACTAGTCCAATCAACATAATTGTCTGTAGTTTGTATTTCTAAACTTGGATTGAACAACATCATAACTTGTTCTAAAATTTGTAATTTTTGTTCTGTGTTTGTAGACCATATATCACAACTTACTCCTAATGTATAAGGTGTAGGCATTAAACGTTCTACTGTATAATTTTGTCCTTGTGTATTTAGGTATTCTTTTCCTGCTTCATCATATTGTCTTTCTCTTACATGAATTTTACTAATATAAGTAGCATCTGCTAATCTATCTCTAGCCATTTCTAAATTAGTAATGTATATTGCCATTCTTGGAGCTGATGGAATTTTATTTTCTGAATTATCTCTAATAATATGAGCAACTTGTCTAGTCATATCACCGTACATAACAGGTATTTGTCTTAAAACACCATCGCCATCTTTATAGCTAAAATTACTCATTAGTCTAATAATTTGAGTTATGTATCGTCTAATTTGTCCGTCGTAAAAAAATTGCATTATTTCTTCTCTGTTTTTTCTAGTTTAGATGGATAATTTTTTTTCACTGGCTCATAAAAAGTTCTAACTTTACCCATCCAATTTCGAGTAACTTTTTTAAGTCCTACTGCTTTTTCTGTACCAGGTATAGGTATTCCAAAAAATTCTTTAATTCTCATTAACCATCCGCCTTAGGTTTAAGTGCTTTAGATAAACTTTGTCTTTCAGTTACATCTTTTCCACCTATTGTATTAGTTGCTGTATTATTAACAAAACCAGTTTTCATAGTATTTCTTGTATCTGTATTTGTTAATGTCATACGTAATGAATCTTCCATTTTAACCCATCTAGCACCATCAAATCTAAATAATCTATTTGGTAAAAAGTCTGTTCTTAAATAATAGTCACCATTAATAGATCCTAATGGGAAAGTAATTCCATGACCAAACACTTCTCCGTTAGGTGCAAGTCCATCACCTATTAAGTATCCATCATATCCTTCTCTTTCAGGTGTTTGTTGTACTCTATCTGCTAATTCATTTTGTGTACTAGCATCTAGTGTATTTGTATCTGTTGTAACAAGTTCTGTTCTTCCTTGTTTATCTACTTGTAATGTATATAAATGGCTAGTTTCGTATCCGCTTTTTTTAGTATCTGCTTCTGCTTGAGCAACAACGGCAGTATTAATTTGCATTTCTGCTTCATAAGTGGATAATACATCTCTTAATGTTTGACTAGATCCTTCTTCTGCAGGTAAATCTAGTATACCTTTAAATTCTTGACTGTCTACTATTTGTTTTAATTTTACTCTATATAAATGAGGATACCACGATACACTAAATCCTTCTGCCGCCCTACTTATATCTTCTACTACATAGTATCTTTTTAACGCTAAATTAAAATCATTAAGAGCGTGTTCATCTTTAAGATGTGGTAATTCGAATACATCTCCTGGCATGACTTTTCTACCTAAAGTTTCTACAGATGTAGATATAGGAATAGTCATAAACAACGTATCATTTTGTAAAAATAATCCAAATTGACTCATATCAAAGTCAATATCTTGTACGTTGTAAATGCCTCTTAATTGATAAATGCTAGAATCATATTTTCTATCCCTATTTTCAAGGAATAACATATCTTGAATATTTGTTTCTTTAACAGCATCATACCTTGGTTGGCTAGATGTTGCGTCTGCTTCTTCAGGATTCTTAGGACCAAGGTATTTGTGTACAAATACGTCAGTACCTCCCACGGTAAACATCTCATTAACCGTCCTATCTAGAAACGCATAGTCATGACCCTTCTCTGGTTTATATAGACTTATTCTTGGCATATGTTATATTTATTCATAGGCAGGTACTTGATAAATATCTATAGAGAAGTATTATATGGCAGATTTAGCTACACAAAAACAGGAAATCTTTGACTACGTATACAATATGCTAGGTGGTGGCATGGTAGAAGTAGAGCTAGATCCACCACATTATGAAACAGCTTTACAAGATTCTCTTGATAGATTTAGACAAAGATCCGACAATTCAGTAGAAGAAAGCTATATGTTTCTCCCTACTGTAATAGACCAAAACGCATATACTTTAGGGCAAGAAGTAATAGAAGTTAAAAAGATATACAGACGATCAATTGGTTCTAGAACAGGCGGTGGAGACGGTGGTACATTATTTGAACCATTTAATTTAGCATATACAAATACCTACTTACTAGCAAGTACAAATATGGGTGGGTTATCAACTTATAACTTGTTTACACAATATCAAGAACTTGTAGGAAGAATGTTTGGTAGCTTTATTGAATTTAAATGGAATACTACTACTAAAGAATTAACATTACTACAAAGACCTAGAGCAGAAGAAGAAATTCTATTATATTGCTACAATTATAGACCAGCTACAGAATTATTAAGAGATTATCTTGCTAAAGAATGGCTTAAAAGATATACTCTAGCATTATGCAAAATGGCGCTAGGACAAGCAAGATCTAAATTTACCACAATTGCAGGCCCACAAGGTGGAGCCGCTTTAAATGGTACGGCACTAATCGCAGAAGGACAATCCGAAATAGAAAAACTTGACGAAGAACTTAAATTACAAGTTGCTGGCGGTCAAGGATATCACTTCACAATTGGTTAATAAAAACATTTGACATTAGTACTATTATCCGTTATAGTATTAAAATGATCATCGGTATTTGTGGATTAATGGGTAGTGGTAAAGATACAATAGCTAACCATCTTATTCAAAAACATCAATTTAAAAAAATTTCATTCGCAGATAAATTAAAAGAATCTGTTGCTACAATGTTTGATTGGGATAGAACTATGCTTGACGGTCAAACAGATGAAAGTAGACAATGGCGAGAAAAACCAGATGAATATTGGTCTAAAGAAGTAGGTCAATCTATTACTCCAAGATTTGTATTACAAAAATTTGGTACAGAATGTATGCGTGATAATTTTTATGACGGTATATGGGTTAGTATGACTAAAAAGAAAATTTTAGATAATCCTAATACTAACTGGGTTGTTCCTGATGTTAGATTTGAAAATGAAGTTAAAATGATTAAAAGTATTAGTGGTCAAGTATGGTGGGTAAAAAGAGGTGAATTACCTACATGGTTTAGAGTTTATCAAGACATAGGTGTTGAACCTAAAGACGTACATCCTAGTGAATGGTCTTGGGCAAAAGCTAATTTTGATAAAATTTTAGACAATGATTCTACTGTAGATAATCTTAGAAATCAGGTACAAGATCACCTTGTTTCCATTTAAATCCATGTTTGTGTAAAGTTCTTTGACAGTTAGCACATACCGTTTTAAGGTTTTTAAAATTACAATTAGTTAAATGTCCGTCTATATGATAGACGTTAAACTGCTCTGATAGATCACTTTTATATCCACATTTATCGCATTTTGCTTTCATACGATATCCTGCATTAAACCATTTAGGCATTCCATGACTTGTTCCGCCATACCTAATACAAGCCTCACATTTTTTTCTATAAAACGTTATATCCTTTTTATGATAGTTAATTGCACAAGGATTCTTACGACAATGGTTACATAAAGGTCTCATATAACGTATTTACCTGCCCTTTTCAGACCCTTTTGTAGACTTAATTATAGCTTACATTTCTTTGATATAGTATAAATAACGTTAACAAAGGAATTATAAGCAGGAGATTATAAAATGGCATTAGTTTCACCAGGAGTACAAGTAAGCGTAATAGACGAAAGTTTCTATACACCGGCCGAACCAGGCACGGTGCCAATGATATTTGTGGCAACAGCACAAGATAAAACATCAAGTTCAGGTACAGGTACAGCACAAGGTACATTAGCCGCAAACAGTGGTACAGTTTATCTTATGACATCACAAAGAGAATTAGCTGAAACATTTGGTGATCCAATTTTCAAAAAAGATGCAAATAATAATCCTATACACGCAGGTGAACTTAACGAATACGGTTTACAAGCGGCTTACTCATACTTAGGTGTAGCCAATAGAGCATATGTAACAAGAGCGGCAATTAATACAGCTGAACTAGAAGCAAGTGCTACAACGGCAACTGCAAATCCTGAATCAGGAACTTACTGGATGGATACTGCAACTACAAAATATGGTATATTTACTTGGAATAGTAATGCATCATCTACTACAGGTGGTCAAACATTTACAAACATTATTCCAACAGTATTAACTGATACTACACATCTTTCAGGTGGAGCAGGTTCAATTCCTAAAACTTCATTTGGTGCACAAGGTGATTATGTAGTTAATGCTACAACTACGTACAATGATTTTTACT